ATCGAGATGATTGTGTGGTTTAAACAACTCAACCTCATAGTCGATATAAAACAAACCGGTACCTGCAAAAGGTGTTTGGATGAAGAAATTAAACGTTCCAACATCATACAGTTTGAGATCATCGAGAGGTGTACCATTTCTAGTAAAAAGCATCTTAGCTGGGCAGTCGACATCAATTTTAAAACCTTACCAGATTTGTGAAACCTTAGATTAATACATGTTCGAAAACTGTATAATATCATTGGCAACGCCATCTGTAGGGTCGAAGTCGAAATACATGCCAGCGGTTCCACTGACTGAAGTGGCGACTTACGGTACATACTCAAAGGATAATTTCCTGAATCTGTACAACTCATAAGCACCAGCAACTTTGCCAAGCCACGGAAATGATGCTTGATACCCAGGGTTAATTGCTAACTGAATCTAATCGAACGCTGTAGCATGTGTAGGATTAGCAATCAACTCACGATGTTTGACGATCGTGGAAGACTACCCTCCCATCATCCTGGGCATGGTATTGCGCGATACTTAACCACGCGCTGCGGGCAACATTGTCGTTACCCGGTTATTATTGTTGTTTTATTGTTTTCTTGCCATTCTGAGAAGTTTAAAATTTTGTATTTTGTTTTTGATTGAAACTAGATTGTTTATTGTAAATGTGTAAAATAAATTAAAGCTATATAATTTGTTTTTGTATTTGTTTTAATTCAGATGTTAAATCGTGCGATGACGACATTTAGCTTATGATAATAATTATTTAGGAATTCTTTCCTTGCCCTCGCTTACATTCAGTGTCCTGAATGTGAAGTTTAGCGAATTAAAATCACTTGTGGGATGCAAAGTACGCTTCTATAAGCGATCTCGCACCATCTGCCCCACCATGTTGCAAAAGAACAGGTTGACTATATGTGAACCTGTGTTTGGAGAGCTCCTTCTCCAACGACCGCTACTCGGGTGGTGTCACCCCAAAAGCTAGGTAAAAACTATCACGGGTGCGAGGGTGAACCTGCGAAAATTTGGTGTGCATGTTACCAGCTAATGAGTAAAACCCTGTTTATGTTAACGCGAGTAGCTCTTGCTTATTGACTGTAGTGTTGTATCTAGGGAAACATTTATAGAATTGATTGAAAATTGGGATGTTGCCGGCGAGAGCTTCACCGCCCATCGACACTGCTGTCGACCAGGCTTCGAAAATCTCCCTGTGCTGTAAATTGCATCGAGTGCGGGTATCTTTAGGTATGGCCACTTTAGGATCACGCACCATAACATAACCTGATGGTGTCCAGACTGGCTAGGTTTGGCAAAATTTGATATGTTCAAATTCAGATACAAACCCTTCACTCTCCATGGTGAAACCTATCTCTCCGAACCAGTTCACTAAATTTTGGGTTCGGGGCAGATCCTCTTTCTCGATGATCAACACGCAATCATCACCATTGTTGGCTAAACGATATTTGAGTTGATGTGCCACGCAGTATGCGTGTATCATGCCAACCATTGTGAAGCAATTACCACTAGAAGTGTTCATATCACCACTAGCGCGAGTGCCTTGAACTGAATATCGCACCATGACTCCCTCTTCAGGAAAAACCGCAGATCCTTCATTTTATAACTGACATTTGAGTATGTCATGGAGATCTTTACGGTACTCTGAGGGGACCATGCGCAACCATTAATCATGTTCTACTTTGAGTGCAGGTACATGCTAATGTTAATCGAACCGGCTGGCATCCAGGTCGATTGCGACCGGATTGGTAAAAGCATTCCAATGTTCATACAACTGAATGCCTTATTGTAGTGCATTCATTCCTTTAAATACAACAGGGAATCCACAGACCTTAGCAAGTATACGGAACAAAATTTTCTCCAGATGTGCTATGTATCTACCTAGCAAAATGTTGAATTCATAAGTGCGTGGGCTTATGTTCCGCGGGTCCTTTTGCAACTTGTCTGCTAACAGTTTCTCGACCTTGATAAAATTTGATAGACGACTAATTTTCTTCAAATTGAAAGATCCATCTTGCTCCATTCGCTCCAAGTTCGCTAACGCTCGTCGGTACGCCAATAACTTACGGCCGTGGTATTTTTCAACGAATTCTCGTCGACTCACGGGCTCCGTTACAAACGACTGACGCTTCAGCTCATCTACGAATGGTGCCATTCTTCTTCTGTACAAGGCCTCAT